GTCGGCGTCGGCGAAGAACGAGGCGAGATCGTCGGAGCCGCGGAAGACGTGCACCGGACCACCATCGCCCGCGTAGACGTGCATCCTGCTGGCGCTGTTCGCCTTCCCCGCCGTCGGCGCGTCCGTGTAGGTGCGCTGGGCGAGGATGGCGTAGTCGATGGGGTTCACGGCTTGGCCGTACTCGCTGCGCTGGCCGGAACCGCCTGCGCCGCCTTTATCTGCTGCTCCACGACACCTGCGACGCCGGCCGCGGTCTCGGCGACCACCAGCGCCGCCTGCACCTCGGCCTGCTGTGCAGGCGGTAGCGGCAGCGATCCGGCCAGATGGCCCAGCGCCGGCAAGCCGGTCGAGATCAGCGCCTGGATGCTGGACAGGTCGACGGCCGGCGCGGCGGATGCGCCGTTGCAGACCGCGGCGACGATGGGATGGATGGCGTCGAGCTGAGCCTGCGCCTGCTTGCCGGTGGCCGCGGTGGCCGGATCGGCTTCCAGGGCAGCGTTGAACGCGACCAGCTGCGTATGCACCAGGTTGAGCTGAGGGCACGCGATCGCAGCGATCTGCTGCGGCGAGAGCGGCTTGGGGGCGTTGCCGGCGCAGCCGGAAATCAGGACGAGCGAGACCATGGCGGCCGCAGCCACCAGCAGGGAACGGAGTTTCATGGGCTACCCCTTGTCGGAATCGAACGGTTGCGGGACGGTGGGCGGCTTCGGCGCGTCCGGCAGCTTGCCGGTGAGCACGTAGCGCACCTGTGGGTCATCGAGCAGGAACAGGCCGACGGTCGCCACGCCGCAGATGGTCTGCAGAATCAGCGCAGTCTTGCCGTCGTCGAAGTGCAGCCCGAACAGGCCAAGCGCCGGGATGGCACTGGCCACGGTCGAGCGCTGGCTGAGCTTCCCCAGCACGCGCTGCCAGAACGCAATGGCGCCGTCGCTGAGCTTCATCACCGATCCACCTTGCGATCCAGCTTGTCCTCGATGCGCCGCAGTGAGTTCCAGATGCCGGTCAGCTGCGCATCGTTGCGACGGCGATCCTCCGCAGCGTTCTCGGCCAGCGCCTGAATACGCACTTCGGCACCGGTCAGGCGCGATCCATGGCGCAGCAGCCAGCCGATGAAGCCGCCGATCACGACCAGCAATGCAGCAATCGCGGCGATCAGGTTCACGGCATCGCTCTCGCTCACGCGGTTGCCCCTGTGACGGCTGCAAGCGCAGCGCTGTAGTTCGCGGGCCAGTCCGCCAGACGCGGCTTTCCGGGACCCCAATTTTTCTGATAGCAGACCCATGCGTCGTCGGCATCGCCGAGATCAGGCAGCGGATGCGGGTCGCACCACAGGATCAGGCGCGCGACGCAGCAGGCGAACAGGTCGTCCGTCTGCGCCGCGAAGTACATGTCAGCTGGCCATACCGCAATCGCGCGGGACTGGCACAGGGCGCGCACCTGGCTCGCGCTGGCAGTGTTGCCCAGCAGCAGCCCGAACACCGGCTGCTCGCATTGCCAGAGCCCGCGCGCCGGGCCATTGCCATCCTGCACGCGCGTCCGCAGCCCGGATTCCTGCATGGCCGTCGCCAGCAGTTGCACGCGAGCCGCAGGGCTGTCGTACAGCGCCGGCAACAGCGCAAGCGCCGGCACGATCACCTTTGCCAGCACGGTTTGCGGCGTGGCGGGAAGGTCGATCATCGGGCGATCCAGTAGCCGAGGGCGACGAGCGCCCACAGCGCGAGAGACGACAGGCAGGCATAGACGATCCCACGCGCTGCTTCGAGGTCGTCGTCGCGCATGGCGGTCTCCGATGGATGCCGCGCCGGATCGCCGCCCGAAGGCCTTTGCCCGGCTTTGTCCCGGTGAAGCGATGCGGCAAGGGGAAACGAAAAACCCAGCCGGTGAGGGCTGGGTTTCGGGAGGGGGTCGGCGTTGGTGGCAACTTCGCCTATACGAAAAACTAGGCGGTTTCCCTCTTGACGTCAAGTGCGGGGGAGCCATCGTTGCGCAGTGCGAACTCCCAGCGGTCCAGCGTGCCCTCGCATTTCATCCACAGCCAGCCGGCGCCGATGTTCACCAGGCCGACGAATTCGACGGGGCGATGGAGTGGCCGCGTCGGCTCGATGCCATGCACAGCGAGCCGGTAGGCATGGAGCGCGGCAATCGTGATGCGTCCTGCGTTGCGATGCCCAACGGATCCTGTACCTTGCTCCAGCTTGCGGGCCAGCCACTCCACGATCTCGCGCTGGCGATCGTCCACCTGCAGCGCCAGGCTGTAGACGATCCACGGCCCTACATCACCGGGATAGAGCTGCGCCATCTTGAGCGACACCAACAGCTCAGCCTCTGCGGTCAGTTTGCGCGCCGAGAACGGCGTGCCGCCACCGGAGTCCTGGTCGCGGTACGTGGTCGATCCCAGCATCCGACCCAGCCGCTCCATCAGCAGCGGCCGGTCTTTGCTCCAGAATTCGTTCGCCATCACCACCTCTCCCGCATCAAGTTCGCCGGCACGTCCGGCACCTCCATCCAGCCCAGCACGCCGTCATGGCCCACCCATTTGCCGCGCACGCACCAGCCGAGATCGGGGCGCCAAGATGCAACCTCGCGCTTCGTCCAGGTGTCCACGACGAGGTATTCGCCTTGGCGTGGCGGTGGGTCGGTGCGCCAGGTCATGCGCCATTCGCCTGCATGACGCGACGGCTCACCTTCTGGCGCTTTCGCATCTCACGCCGGGCCTTGTCGCCAATGCCTTGCCAGTGGCGCGAGACCTTCTCGATGCGCGCCAATTCGGCATCCGTCATGGAGGCCAAGACGAGGCGCAAGGCGGTCGGGTCAAGTTCAAGCAAGGGCCAGACGTTCATGCGAACAGCTCTGGCGCCAGGCGCTCACGCACGATCGGCGTGATCGTCACCACAACCCGAGCGCCGTGCTCGTCGGGCTCGCAGACCTCGCCGCCGTCGGCCTTGATCCACTTATCGTCCTCGAAGGCGATGTTCTTCAGCGCGTCGTTGAGTACCTTGCGGGCGTTGTCAAGGTCGAGGCATTGCACCGTGTCCGCCCAGCCGTCCGGGTCTTTCCGCGCACGCTTCGCCCAGTCCCGCGGGCGGCTCGGGTAGAGCTGGATATCGACACGCACGCGGCCGCGGATCGGATCACGCACGCCGCAGGCGTAGGCCAGCTTCTGCACCGTGCGCTTGTACGCCTTCGCCTCGTCACTGACGCAGGTGATCGCCCTCGTGCCTCCGCGCGGCACGAAGCTGCGCCAGTAGCGATTCGCGCTCACCGGGTAAGGAAGCACTAGCCGCACAGCCGCATGGACTTCGTTTTGCGCGCGCGCGGGCGCGATGTGGGCGGGTTGAGCGGTCATGCGACCCCCTGAAACATCGCGTCGTACCCGTGGGCCAGGTCGGCAAAGGTCATCGTCGAGCCGGACCAGTGGACATCGACGTATCCGGTTGGACCATGCCGGTTCTTCTCGACGATCACGCGCGCCGTGTTCTGGTCCGCGTTGTGGTTGTAATAGCCCTCGCGGTAGATCATCAGCACTTGGTCCGCCTCCTTCTCGATCTCAGAGCTGTCGGAGAGGTCGCCCATCTTCGGCACTTGGCTCGACCGGCTTTCGACGGCGCGTGAGACTTGGGCCAGCGCGATCACGGGGATATCGAGATCGCGGGCTAGGTTTTTCAGTGCGCGGGCCACAAAGCTCACCTGCTCGTACTTGCGCTCGCCTTCGCCGGTGATGCGCTGCAGGTAGTCCACGTACAGCGCTTTGATGCCATGCTTGTGCTTCCAGCGGCGCGCGACGCGGGCGACTTCGGCCATGGCGGGTGCCGAGCGGTCGAGGAACCACATGGGGAGACCGGCTGTATCTGCCGTGGCGTTGTAGACCTTGGTCCACTCCTCCTCGTCAAATTGTGCGCTGCGAAATTTCTTCGCCTCGACCTTGGCACTGGCGGAGAGCATGCGCAGCGCAACCTGCTCCACGGGCTGCTCGCCAGAGATGACGCCGACCGGGTAGCCGGTGGCCGCCGCGGTGCGGGCCATGCCGATCAGGAACGCCGTCTTGCCCATCGCGGCACGGCCACCGACGATGATCAGGTCGCCGCGATGCAGGCCGCCCAGCTTGTCGTCCAAGTCACTGAGGCCAGTCGGTATGCCCGGGATCTTGCCGCCTGCCTCGTGAGCGGCCACGAGCTCCTGGAAGGCTGCGCTTGTCGCCTGTTTGGCGGTCCACTCGTGATTCTGCTCGGTCGCATGGAGGGCCATCAGGGATTCGATGGCGCGATCCACGGCGGCGGGGTCGGTGGCCTCGATCAGGCCCATACCGATCTCGCGCCCCTTGCGCTGACGCCAAGCCGTCAGCACGCGATGGGCGTAGGACTCGGGGACTGGCGTGACGTAGGCGTTGCTGCCGATGTCCACGGCCAGATTCGCCAGCGCCCGCTTGCCATCCTGCTCGCACTGGTCGGCCACCGACACCGGATCGACCGGCTTGGCCTCAGCGGAAAGCTGGTGGATCACCGCGAACAGGTCGGCGTGCTGCTCGCTGGCGAAATGCTCGGCGGCCAGCTCCACGCGGTGGCAGTCGCCTGGCCGGAGCATCAGCGCGGCCAGCACGATACGCTCGATGTCGAGGATGGTTTCGTCGCGCTTCACAAGGGCCTCGCTGCGGCTGGTGAGGTCGCTGTAGTGGTCGTTCCGGGCTTTCCGGAGCCGCGTGATCCGCGAATCCAGTTTCGCCAAGTCGCCGCCCAGTCCAGCTTCGTTCCGTCCTTGCCCGGCTTGGCAATCCAGTAATCCCGGAAGCGTTCGATCTCGGCTGTCAAGTCGATATCGGGGCGTGCGTCTCTCGCCCACCGCAGCTCGTCCGGGGTTGGTTGCCAGTCCGGCAGTAGCCGGGTGGCGCGAGCGGCTTTCGGTTTGGACTCGTCGGGTGGAGGCGCCGGAGGCGACGCTTCCTCTCCACTCCCTTCCTTTCCCTTCCCTTCCCTTCCTACAACGAGCATTCGCGAATCCTCGCGAGGGTTATCCGAAGGCTCGGGGAATTGAGGCTTGCTTGGCTTATCGATCTTCTGATGAATCAGCCAGTTACGGATTTCGAGGAACGCCGATCCATTGACTTCGTAGCGCCGAATGCAGCCCTCGCGCTCCAATTCA